TGCTCCGCAATAAACAGTGACAAATCATCTACAGATGACAGTGAGAACAGATCCGCAGAGTCCAGACCAGCAAAGCTAGTCGCATCACCACCGAAGAAGTGACGGTCATAGGTTGGCGGTAATACATCATTGACCAGAATTTCTGCAAATTCAGGATCAGTTGCTAACGGAACAATAATGTCAGCGCTTGCCATTGAGCCACGCGCACCGGCCAGGTGAACAGTAGTTAACTGGTCATTCAGTTTGTTGTAGTAACCGCCACTCAGCAGAGTGCGCGCAGTTTTCTTGAGGTTGTGCTTGGTGCGCTGTTGCGACATTTTACCGCCAGCATCCACACCATGACGACCTTGGTTGATTTTCAGTGAGAACGAGGCTTGAGACAGGTTCTCTAAGCGGCCTGATAATTTCTTATCGCCCATTGTTGGACGGCCGTTTAACTGATGGAAGATCTGCATATCGACTTCATCACCGGCTGTTTTTTGCAGGTCAGTGACTTTTACGATTGGTGCAGTATGACTGGTTTGGTTCTGAGAACCTTCTGGCTGTGCTTCTTTCGGAGCAGCCTCAGTCATCATGTTTGCAAATGAACGGGCGCGGTTAGCTTCGGTAAACAGCGCCGCCTGCAGGATCTTGTTAGCCTGCGCAGATGTAACTTGCGTCATAAAGAATTTTCTCCAGAACTAGAAACGAAAAAACCCGCACAAGGCGGGTTCATTGATTGGTTGATGGAAGTGATTAGTAGTCGATGCTTCTTAGCAGTTGATCAATCGCATCCGGTGACATACCTAGCATTTCACGTTGAAGTTCATCTGGTGAAAGGCTGGCGTAGTATTCAGGAGTCCCTTTAGCTGATGATTCACGAACACTATTCCCCAATTCACTTGGGCTATTCGGTAAACCATCGGCCTGTTTCGCCTGTTTACGCTGCTGCTGTTGACCTGGTTGAACAGTTGGTTTATCACCAAATGCAGATTGCGTCCGTCTAACCGCTTCCAAGAAACGCTCACGAACAGGTTTGTCTTGCCAGATTGGGTCCGACATTAACTCGGCATCTTTAGCGACTGCGTATTCGAGGCGGTCTTTGTCCCCTGCTTGCCAGGAAACCAGCTCAGGGATACTTTCAAACGCCTGGACAACTGCGGTTTTACCCGAATTGGCGGCAGGTTCGCTCTGCTGCTGATTCAGTTTCCCCTCAAGCTCTTGGATCTTCTGTGCTTGTTTGGCAATAACCTTCCCCACTACAGGGAAATCATCAGCCAATTCTTGCAGTTCATCGTCCGTTTTACCGTCCAAATCTTCGGCGTTCATATCAATGCCGTGTTTTTCCAGTAACGCTTGCAGTTTGTCACGCTCACCAGTGATGGCTTGTAGCTGCTGGTTTTCTTGCTCTAATTTCTGCGCACGATTTCGAGCGTTTTCCAGCACCTCATAGGGGATCGTGTGTTTACCGTCTTTTGACAGGACAACACGCTCCGGTTCGGCTGCTGTTGAATCATCACTATTGGTTTTATCGCTATTGCCTTCACCCTCTGCCGTAGTCGTCACGGTAGATTCGACCTTTTCTTTGGGTTTGGCGGCTGGCTCCGTTACTTCATCTACTTCTTCAACGTCATCGAATTGATCGAGTAACGCATCCAAAGCATCTAAGTCACCGGAAGCCATTGCTTCGTTAAGTGCCTGTTCGTCCATTGTTTACCTCGTTGATTGGGTTTTATCGCTGCCCTAGCGGATAAACGCACTGTTGAAATGCGCTTATCTGCGAAGGCGGAAATAAAAAAGCCCCGCACAATGGCGAGGCTCTGGATTGGCTTTACTGTGAAGCGGGCATAAAAAAGCCACTCTGGTTAGAGTGGCGGTATTATTGGGCTATGCTAACGCTGAGTGATTGATAATTCAACACCGATATTACATGACAGCATCGAGTTGAGATTGAATGTTCTGTAATAGCTGGTCTTGCAGTTGGCCTAATTCCAGTTTCATTCGTTCATTCTCAGTCGCCACAGCCTGCATTTCCTGTAATAACACACCGGTTTCGGCTTGCTGCTTCGCATCCGTGAAGCGAGCACTATCTTTTTCCTGGGTGATCCTGGCGGCGTTGGCTTGTTGTACTGCAATATCAGCTTCCATCTTGCCAATCTTCGCCATGATCTCGCGCATTGCCATCTCTTGTTGCTGCTGCTGTTGTTGTTGCTGTGCTTGTGCTGCTTGTTGTTCTTCCGGCGTCATTTCATCTGGTTCTTTCGGTACGCCAAGCGCATTGCGGATACGGTCTAAGAATTTATGTTTGTTCGGGATATCCATCATTTCAGCAATCAGATCGAATACGGCCGCTTGCGCTTGTGGCGGTAACTGGCTCGTTGCTGCGGTCAATCGTTCTACGAGTTGCTGCTTATAAATCGAAGTGGTTTGGATAGGCGCCAGGGCGATATGCGCAGAGAGCTTGGTAATGTCGTTGGAAAGTGAGCCATCCTCCTGCTGAATATTGATTTGTACCGCTTTGCGTCTGCGCTTGTCGTCTTTGTTCAGTGTGATTTTATAGTTTCTGCGTCCGGCCAGGTCTTCCATCAGATAACCAAGGATCAATCGACCAAGCATTTCCGTTGAGAATCGGTAGTTATCATTGATTTCAGCCAGCGTCGTTGAGCTTTGTTCCACCAGGGAAGCGATAGCGACACCAGATTGACCCACGGTTTCCTTACCCAACGCGGCATTAAACACACCCATCGTATCCTGAATGAGCTTCATGCTGTCCTGCATCACGGCAAACTGCTGCTGTGCAATGTTGAAATCCTGCTCGACTTTGAACACATCAGAGATTGATTTCTGGTTTTTACGCTCCGGATTCAGTTCAATGAAACCGTCTGGACGCTCGACTTCTTCTAAGACGCGCTCACGGCTCATCTTCGTAGCGTCAGTATCCATGATGACGCGCTTCGCTTGCAGTAAGAAGGTTAACTTGATACGGCGGAAGTTGACTTCATCTTGGGCGGGAATGGCGCCAGCGATCAAACCGTATGGCTCACCACTGGCGTCTTTGCGATAACCCCAAAACGGGACAAGTGGGAACATACCATAAGGCGCTTTGCATGGCCGGTCACCGATTTTATGCGGTCCAATGAACCAGGCTTCACGAATTTCCTGAATAACTCGCTCTGACAGAAACGCTTTACCCATGCCTAAGAGCGTTGTGTGCGTTAAATTGTCTTTGCTGTAGGCGAATGCTTGTCCTGATTCGGTTTCTAACACCTGAATGCGCTTGTGAACCCGATAATAAACGACTTGTAAGAGGATGCGTTGACGGTCACGACTCAACCACTCCTGCTGCATACGAGTGAAAGATGCGTATTCATTAAATGCGCTTTCTAGCTCTGGCTCAGTGCCATCCGCTACGAATGTATCCGTGAACCCAATCCAGTCATTGACCGCAAAATCAATGATTTCATCAAACCCTGGCAAGATAACCTTGGCTTCATCGACATCGAGCCAGCGTTTACGCATCAACCAACGCGCATCCGATAGATCATATTCCTTACTCATCCAGTCCCAGTACACTTCATCGCGGTGAACGTGGATGATTTTATAGCGTGGACCGAACGGATCGCCGTTGCGCACCACCTCAACCCAACCAAGTCCCGCAGATATTTGTTGTTTGTAGGCTTCCTGTCGCGCCCGATCGAGATTAGCTAACCGGCATACATCAGCAAATTCAGCATTGAGAGCTTCCGCCAGCTCTTCGTATTCATCATCAGGTTCATCTGCCACGACCATTAAAGCGGTACGGGTCTTCGCTTCCATACCCAATACGGCGTCAACTGTAGGTTTGATGAGGTTATGCAGTGTGATTGGCTGGCCGCGTTCCATTAATTTATCTTTGACTGCAGGTGTAAGCTGGTCCCCGTCATAGTAAGACATTGCCCTGCGCGCCAGTGTTCGCCAGTCCGGTTGCGTATTGATATCGCTCATCAGCTTAGCTAGTTCAGTGGACTCTAAGATTTTTGTTGATTGCTTCGCTTGCTCACTGTTGAGTTTTTTCTGATAGATACGCGGCATTATTTCGTCATCCAGTCTTGTGAATTAGTGGATTGTTTACGTTCGAGTGGTTTTTCTTTGATGCGCTCTGGTGCTCTGACTCGCATTTCCTGTGCAATCATGTAGCTCATTACCTGGTCATCGAAACAACCCTCTTGCGCGTTCATTGCGCCTTTCGAGTCATAGACATAGGTAGTCATTTCATTAATGGTGCCAACCCAACGGATGCCAGAAATGTTGTTGCGGAACAGCGATTTCATCCCTTCGGCCAAGATTGGCTTGGAATGCCTGGTTGTGAGCCAGCCTAATTGTTTCTTTTCTTCATCAGCTACGCGGTCGAGATATTCTTCTGAGTAAATTAGTCGCACCGGATAGCAGTTTTTCAGGGTATTCAGCACGGCGTGACCGTGATTGTTACGTTCCGGCCCGATGTAAGCGTAGTTATAGAGCTTGCCAACATGAGAAAGCAGCTTGGCGAATCGCTCCGTATCCAGGTGACCAAACCAGTGGGCTACTTGCTCTCCGGTACGTTTATTGACTACATCAAGGGATGATCTATCGCCATGTTCAAGCCCTTCTGCAACGTCAGCGCCAATGACATAATCTGCATCATCATCTGGTAACTCCCATACGAGCAGCATGTTTTCCAGTGATGTGACTCCCTGTTTGTCCAGTTTCTCCGGTTTACGCGCCTTGGTTTTATCGCCAGTCTCCGGATTAATGTCATAAACCAGCAATGGAACCACGCAATCACCGGTCGCATTGAGCGTATCTATTGGATCGAACACGCGGCGGCCAGATGTAAGGAATGCTTCAAGCGGCGTTGATGGAAACTCCTGCTTCATTTCCGCTTTCTGTTCACGCTCTTTGTTCACATACCATTGCTTCTGCTCATCACTGAGCGTCATGTGCATGGCCTTTTCGATAGAAGCGAAGTATTCCTCTTGGGTTTTACTTAACACCAAGCCTGATACTGGTACTGGCGCTGTATATTTCGGATCTTGCCACCAAGCGAAGAAGTGAAACTTCCAGTCCATCTGCGATAAATCGACTTGCGCGTTAGTCAGTTCGAGCGAATTGATAGACATTTCATAGAAATCGCCACCAACACCTTCTGCTGTGCTCTCAATGAAAGCGATACAGCCCGGGTGAATGGCGTTGAGCGTACCGGCTCTAACCTCTTTGGCTTTTTCCGGATACTTAGCACAGATTTTCCCATGCTCAG